ACCTATTTATGGTCAACAAAAAAGATCAGCACCATTTACTCGCACTATTCGCTTTGCTGACGGTTACGAACATCGCATATTATTTGGTCTTGCACAACATCAAAATCCTAAAGTTTTTCAACTTACCTTTAATGTTTCAGAAACAGAAGCAGATACTATAGAGACATTTTTAGATGCTAGGGCAAATGATAGCGATAGCTTTACTTTTACTCCTCCTGGAGAAAGTTCATCTTCTGAATTTGTTTGTGAAAATTGGAGTAAATCAATACCATATAACAATAGAGCTACTATTCAAGCTACTTTTAGACAAGTATTTGAACCTGCTTCATAATGACAACTGTTTGGTCTGCTAGTGCTAGTTTAAGTCTTAATGATGTTGTTGCTCCCACAGCAACAAGAAGAAAAGATGGTTTATTTTTTAGAGTAACATCAGCAGGAACAACAGGAAGTAGTGAACCAAATTGGACAAGTATTGTAGGCGAAACTGTTTACGACAACAATGTTCAATATGTTTCATTTAGTAGTACTTTTAGTGATGTTCAATCAATAAATCCATCTGCAATTATTGAATTATTTACTCTCCAACTAGATAATTCTTTGCATGGTGCAACCACAACTTATTATTTTCATTCTGGAAGTAATTTAAATGCTAATAATAAAATAAAATGGCAAACAGTTGAATATCTTAGATTTCCTATCCAAGCATCAGGATTTGCATTTCAAAAAGGACAATTACCCAGACCAAAACTTACTGTAAGTAATGCAACAGGATTAATTTCATCAATACTTTTAACTGTTAATGAAACAACAGCAGGTAATGATTTAACAGGAGCTAAAGTTACAAGAATTAGAACATTAGCTAAATTTATTGATGCTGATAATTTTGCAGATGGACAGAATCCAACTGCTGATCCTACCGCAGAGTTCCCTAGAGAAATTTATTCAGTAGATCGTAAGTCATCAGAAAACAGAGAGGTTGTTGAATTTGAACTTGCTGCACCTACTGATCTTGCAGGAGTAAGAATACCAAAGAGACAATGCACTCGCACTGAATTTCCTGGGATTGGTACGTTTTCACAATGACTTGGCAAGATGACGCATTGGTTCATGCGAAAGACCAAAATCCTAAAGAAGCTGTAGGACTTGTATTAAATGTACGAGGTAAACAAAGATACTATCCTT